TTTTAGTAAGGACATAAAGGGGCCAGACACTCAGAGGAAAGTAGCATGACTGACTTTCCTGTACGCATTCAGGAGTGGCCCCTTCAGGAGAAGGATATAACTGAAGAGGTTTGCAAGTCATGTGGTATATGTTGCGAGATAGAACTCAAGCCTAGCTGGAAAAAGCCCAGACAATTTGAATGGCTCCATGCAATTGTTGAGAATCACGACAACATCGAAACAACTGAAAAGGGAATACGAATTCGTTGCTCTCATCTCAGGAAAACAAACCCACATGCTACTCATCCGTATTGGGAATGTGGCATCTATGAAGATAGACCCCAGCTATGTAGAGATTTTAATTGTGTAAGCTGGGCCAAATATACTGACGAACTGGAGCAATACAACAGGGTCTTAAAAAAACAAGGAATATCTATATGAGTCACTGGTACGACAAGGACGGTTCCCCCCGTTACGAGATAGAGGGCAAGAATGGACTGCGCCCTACAACCCTGCGTGATGCTCGTAAACACGGGTGGGTTCCGTCCGTGTCTACTGTTTGGAAAGATGTGGTTGCCGCACCGGGCCTAGTAAGGTGGTCACAAGGGCAGTTGTTCGATGCTCAAGTGAATAACAACCCTAGACCTGATGAAGATATCAAGGACTACAAGGATAGAGTATTCTCTATCTACCGCAAAGAAAGCACGAAAGCCGCAGAGCGTGGCACTATGATTCATGGGATACTGGAGAATTATTTTGTCAACGGGATAGGAGAACCCGGATACGGTTCGCTTATCAGTGGGACTGAGAGTAAACTCTTAGAGGTATGCGGCAAACAGGATTGGAAAATAGAACACTCATTCGCTCACGATCTAGGATACGGTGGTAAGATAGACATCCACTCCGATGAATGGATGGTGGACTTCAAGACAAAAGAGTTAGATGAGGGCAAGAAGCCAGATGTATACGATGCATACGGTGTGCAACTGGCGGCTTACGATCACGGAATGGGTGGTGGTAGAAAACTACTTAACCTATTCATATCAGTTTCTTCTCCCGGTTATGTGTACCCATACCAATGGGAAGAAAAAGAGAGGCTGTTTAGTATGTTCAGTACAGCCTTACAACTATGGAAATTAATCAAGAGGTATGAACCTTAATGGCTAGTGTAAACAAAGCAATACTCGTGGGTCACGTTGGCAAAGACCCAGAAATTCGTACCACCGCCAGCGGAGATACAGTATCATCATTCTCCCTCGCAACCAACAGTGGGTATGGTGATAACAAAACCACTGATTGGCACAACGTAATCTTCTTTGGAAAGACTGCCGACTTCATCAAGGACTATATTAAGAAAGGTTCTCAGATATACGTTGAAGGACGCATTGCCAACCGAAATTATGTAGACAAGAACGGTGTTAAGAAGTACGTCACAGAGATAAAGGGCTACTCAGTACAGGCTCTACAACGAGCAGATAGTAACGAAAGAGACAGCAGTCCCGCACTGGAAAATGACGACTCGATACCCTTCTAGTGGACGTATACCAGCAATGGATTCACAAGACTAGGTATGCCCGTTACCTAGAGGAACTCCAAAGACGAGAGAACTGGGGAGAAACCGTAAGAAGATATACTGGTTTCTTTGAAGACAGGCTCGACTTAAAACTTACTGAGTTTGGTCGAGCCATTCTCGATCTGGATGTCATGCCAAGTATGCGCTGTCTAATGACGGCGGGTAAAGCATTAGAGCGTGACGCTTGCGCTGGTTACAACTGTAGCTACCTACCCATTGACTCACCCCGTGCGTTCGATGAGATCATGTACGTCCTCATGTGTGGGACAGGGGTAGGGTTCAGCGTCGAGAGACAGTACATCAACCAGCTACCTGAAGTGTCTGAAGAATTCAGCGACACTGACACGGTCATCGTTGTAAGAGACTCAAAGATCGGGTGGGCAACAGCGGTTAAAGAACTAATCAGTCTGCTCTACAGTGGGCGAGTACCCAAGTGGGACTTGTCTAGGGTCAGACCTGCTGGCTCTCGTCTCAAGACATTCGGGGGTCGCGCAAGTGGCAGTGAGCCACTAGATAAGCTGTTCAAGCATGTGATATCTATATTCACCCACGCCAAAGGACGTAAGTTGAATAGTATAGAATGTCACGATCTTGTTTGTTACGAGGGTGAGGCGGTGGTAGTGGGCGGTGTTAGGCGTTCCGCTACCATTTCCTTGTCCAACCTAACTGATGACCGTATGCGTCATGCCAAGTCAGGCGAGTGGTTCCTAAAGGATGGACAGAGATCACTAGCTAATAACAGTGTGGCCTACACTGAGATGCCAGATACTGGTGCTTTCCTAAGAGAGTGGACATCACTCTACGAAAGTAAGAGTGGAGAGCGTGGCATCTTCAACAGACAAGCGGCAAAGGATATGGTTCCAGAGCGCAGGGATAACAGCTATGAATTCGGGGTAAATCCTTGCAGTGAAATTCTGCTTCGACCTAGAGAATTTTGCAACCTCTCTGAGGTAGTGTGCCGTCCTGATGACACGCTGGCTACCATTCGTAAGAAGGTTACCCAAGCCACATGGATTGGCACTATACAGTCCACGCTAACAGACTTTCGTTACCTGTCTGCACCTTGGAAGAGGAACACAGAGGAAGAGAGGCTGTTAGGTGTGTCTCTCACTGGGATCATGGATTGTCCCGCTATCCTTGGGGCAAGCGACAAGGAACTACAGGGGCTGAGAGATCATGCAGTAAAAGAGAATGTCTCTGCCGCCAAGCTGTTAGGTATACCTGAGTCAGCCGCAGTCACCTGTGTTAAGCCGTCAGGGACGGTGAGTCAGTTGGTTAATTCATCCAGCGGCATACATCCGCGCCACAATTCACATTTCATTCGGCGCGTTCGCAACGATAAGAAAGACCCCATCTCACAGGCTATGATAGATGCAGGGGTTCCTTATCACAGTGACCCACGCAACGATGGTTCATGGGTGTTTGAGTTTGGCATGAAGTCTCCCAAGGGGGCCATCACTCGCCATGACATCACCGCCCTTCAGCATCTGGATATCTGGAAAAGGTTTGCCCTCAACTGGTGTGAACACAAGCCCTCTATCACTGTCTCTGTCAGAGAGAGCGAGTGGGTAGAGGTAGGCGCATGGGTACATAAGAACTTTAACATCCTGTCTGGTGTTAGCTTCCTTCCCCACGCAGATGATGACCACAGTTATGAGTCAGCCCCATATGAGGATTGTTCCCCTGAGACATACAGGAAACTAGCCAAGACCCTACCCGCTGAGATAGATTGGGATGCGGTCAAGGAAGAGGAAGACCAGACCACAGCCAGTCAGGAGTTAGCTTGTATGGCAGGGGCATGTGAAATATGACAGCGTTACTAACACTTAGAGCCAACCTTGATAGCGGTGAAGGTAATGTCCCGCTCACCTCCAAGTTTGATGAGTTATCCCCCTTGATGAAAGCCGATCTTCTTAAAGATTGGATAGGACAGCTAGGGGTGCTGTACACAGACGCGCTGGCTGACTTCGATAAAGAATATGATTCACTTAGCACTGAGGCAACAGTATCGGACGGGGGTAATCTTGTCGCCCCACACAGCACGGTTGGAACCGCAAAAGGGCAAGTTTATAGCGGTGGTAGGTGCTAAGTGAATCTGCTTATTATACCTGATGCCCATGCGGCTCCGGGTTATGACAACGAGAGGTTTACGGCGGCGGGTCAGTTTGTTATGGAAGAACGTCCTGAGTACGTGGTATGCTTGGGGGATTGGGCTGACCTGCCGTCACTATCTTCTTACGACAAGGGAACGAGAGGCTTTGAGGGTAGGCGTTACCGCAATGATGTGGAAAGCGCAATAGATGCCCAAGATAAATTCTTTGCTCCCATTAAAAAATTTAATGATCAGAAGAGAAAGAACAAGGAGAAGCAGTACAAGCCTAAACTTATTATGTGCCTTGGCAACCATGAAGACAGGATTACCAGAGCCACACAGTTCGCACCCGAATTACACGGTGCTATAGGCATCGATGATTTACTGTACAAAAAGTATGGTTGGAAGACCGTTGACTTCAAGCGCTCCATCACCCTGTTTGGTATCACGTTCAGCCATTACTTCACATCTGGAATAGCGGGAAGGCCCATCAGTA